TTCAATTCGGCGTCAAGTTGCGCCTGCAAAAGTGACAGGCGGGCACGTGCGAGTTTGATTTGCTCTTCAGTGACCCCGCCGCCGCCATCTGGCGGAGGCGGCTTATCCGCGGCTTTTGCGGCACTTTGGAAGAGATCCGTGACGACTTTAACGACGTCATTTTTCAGCTTCGCATATTCATTTACGATGTCCTGCCCGGACTCCATTGCTGCATCGACCATCGAATCAAAAGCTGCCCGAAATTGCCCATGCTTAATCTGCTCGATGGCCGTTCCCGCAGCGCCAATCATTTTTTGAATGGTTGCGATCGCCGTGCCTATTTCCGTCCCGATGGCTTTCCCCAGAATGATCACTACCGCAATGATGCCCTTAAAAACATCGCCGATTAACTCGCCGACCTTCTTGAACCCATCCATCGGGCCGCCGGAGGATGCCGCTTTTAGAAGTTCATCGACGCCCTGCTGCAATGCCGGAATTAATTGCACGGCAATCTGCGTGGCCACGCCTTTGAGAGTGTCCTGCAGCTGCTTAAATGATTCGCCGGCATGCGACATCGCCGCGACGGTATCTGTATCGAGATACAAGCCCAACTGCTTCAGGTGATTCAGGAAATAATCTGTCCCGTTATCGGCGACATTTTTTAGCATCACCTGAAGCTCTTGACCGGATTTGCCGAACAGCGCGACGGTCGCCTGAGCTCTTTCCGCCGGATCGGGAATGCTGGCCAGGCCTTTGGCAATGGCATCAAACTGTTGATCCGGGGAAAGTTTTTGCAGGTCTTTGAATGAAAGACCCATCTGTCCGAGCGCTGACATCACCTGCGTAGAGCCCTGTCCAGCTTTGCCGAGATTCACCGTTAACTTATTCAGGCCCGCCGCCAGGACTTCATTCGAAACATTCGATTCACGGGCCGCGCGCTGTAATGCCTGGAGATGGTCGGTAGACATGCCGGTCTGACGCGATAGTTTTTCCAGACTCTCGCCCGTTTCCACCGTGCCTTTGATAAATTCGGCAAATTTTTCTAGGGTAAGGCCCGCGGCGAACATGCCGGCCAAATCACCGCCCAGTTCCTTGGCGGCTTTCGATATTTCAGCAAATGCGCCTGTCGTTTCTTTGCTGGCCTTTTGCGCCTGCTTCGAGATGCGATCGAAGGCCTCAACAACATCGGCCACGCCCTCGGCCGTGAGCCGGACACGCACATCTTGTTGATTGACGGCCATTTTATTGATTCCTCAGAATCGGCGGGAGTTTCGGTTCACTGAGCGCGCCTTTTTTTGCATGCGGCGCCAGCATGCAATAAATAAATTGCTGGTCGCGATAGGCCGCCCGGGCCTGAGCCCGCAATCTCTCTAGATAGCTCAGCAATGCCTCACGCAACGGCCAGCGCAGCACCTCCGGATAGCGACCCGGGTTCCATTCCGCGAGCTCACGCACCATCACCGGCCAGTCGCCGAAATCGTAGTACCCCCGCTCGTGGTACTTGCCAGGGCCTCGGCCTTCGAAGAGTTCCGGAAAATCTCCGATGACAGAAGCCCGGACGCGAAAAAACCCGTGATCGCCGCCAGGATCTGAGCGCGAATCGTCGCCTTCTCTTCTGGATCGGTAATAAGCCGCAATTTCGCCGCCGTCTCTTTCCCGAGCGCCGGCGTCCAGTCAATGTCTGAAATATCCGCGGGAACCAGAAGACACCCGAGAATTTCAAATGTCCGACCGGATTCCATGAGGGTATTGAGGAGCCGGAAGGCGAAGGCCTCGGGCAATTCGTCCGGACCAAGCGTAAGCTCGCCCAGTCCGGACGCTCGTATCACTATGGTGGTCGCGATATCGTGCTCGATTGTGCTGGTCGAAACCGTGCGGTATTGTCTCCCGCCGAGCGAAAAGGTTTCCGCCATCACTGCACCTCACTAGAAAGCTGGCAGCTTTTATGGCATCCGCCGCGAGAGCTGCCGAACTCGTTTTTGGGGTGTTCTTTTTTTTTACTTAAGCTGCGTGATGTATCCGAACGGAGAGTTAGCATCACCGGCAGCACCAAATTCCGCCAGTACGTCACCCTCAAGCTGGAAAGATGAAAAGTCTTCCGAGATGAACGCCATCGCACCCGACGGTTTGAAAGATACATGCCAGAGTTTGACCTCGAACGTCGGCCCTTTCACTGGGTTACCGACGAAGCGGAGAAAGCCTTCGACCGGTGTTGCCGTTGCCGGCCGGATATTGGGGAAGCTGGTCGCGACCCAGGTTCCCGTCCAGGTCGTTGCCGCGGCCGTGGCCGCGCCCGTTGATGGGAAGAAAATGCGTCCGGTCAGACTATCAACGATGTAATCCGTACCCGCCACCAATGTCGTCGCGCCCTGCTGGACTCCGGTTACGGTGATGCTTTTTTGTCCTGTCCAGTACCAGCGATTCAGCGTGATGCCGGCGGCCGGCCCGATGGGCTGGCTGGTCGCAGTACCGGTGGTCTGAGCAATATCGATAGTGTCGCCCAACAGCGGAATCGCCATGGTGTCGATGGCATACTCATCGCCGGTGATTTTGACTTTCATGCCGACACGCGTGATTGCCATCGAATAGAGCAGCGACTTGGCGTCCATGCTCTCGTATTTTTCCTTCTGCTCCGTCGACGGCTCGAGCTCAAAAATCGTGCAGTTCCCCAGATCGAGCTCGCCGGTTCGAGTCGTGGTGCCGGGAGTGAAGCGGTCAAAAAATACTTTGCCGCGGCCAAGCATCTCATTGGCGCCGCTGGGAGCAATATTTCTGTTGACCCCAGTCACCTTGGGAGTCACATCTGCCGGTGTGGCAGTGCCGCCGCCAGCCGGCGCTGTCGTTTCATCCGGCGCGGGCGTTGACGTGGGAGCGCTTTGAAATGCGGACGCCGGAGCTGTCGCATCGATGGCTGGATTTGTAGACATAACCTTCCTCCATTTTTCCAAGGCCGCACCGCGGCCCGCGATTTTTTAGTCCGTGAGCAAGGCCTCGTCCTTTGCCGCCGTGGTGTATTCGACGGCCACATCGAGCGCCAGTTCACAAACCTGCCGGTCCGTATCGTTATAGGTCCACTGCTTTGAGCCGATGAAAATCCGGTTGGCCAGGCCGCCGAATTCCTGGCCGGAAATTGCTTTGACCACTCGCGCGGCCAGGGGATCGAGCGCCTTGGTGACCGGCTTGCCGAAGGCGAGAATTTCAATTTTGACCGACAACATATGCTCGGCCAGATGGCCCCACTTTCCGCCAGAGGGTGACGGCGCCGCGGTATCTTCGCGCCCGAGATAAACGCCGATACTCGGCAGGAGACCAGTATTGTCGACCGGATGCATCTTGTCCCGCTCGGCCTGGACTCCAGTTGGATCCGCCGCATTGATGGCGCTGACGATCGCATCGACGATTTCATCCCTGATAGTCATGCCGCCGGCACCTGGCAGAATAGCTGAGTGACGGCACCGTCCGATTGCGAAAGACGATGCCTGATTTCATAGGGAATACCCTCAATTTGAATCGCGTTACCGGTTTCAACGCCCGGGAATGCCGAGGTCTGAACCGTAACCATAATTGAGCGTCCGATGACGCCGCCGATACCCATCGCCTGCAGCATCATTTCATCGACGTAATCGACGATGCCGATTCCCTCCGCGCCGGCGACGACGATCGGAACGCCAAATGTTTCGAGCATCTGGGGAATATCGTCGTCGCCAAAAAAGGTCGGCATAAGGTTCGCTCATATTCCCCTATTTGTGACCTGGACGCGGCTTCGGCTCTCTCTCATGAACCTGCGGATCCCGCTGTTCTATCTGTTCCCTGGTGTGCGGGCCGAGCTCGTGCTTGGCCGGCGCCGTTTGTTCAACGGCTTCGGCCGAGCCGTCATTGATAGCAATCTGGGCCAGACCCGCGGGCAAGTCGACTTCCTCGCCGACGGTGGCGATTTTCTCAGGCCCGAGAACGAACGGCTGTAGAACTTTCACCTTCATAAAAACTCCCACCTTTCCAGAAATTCACGGATTGCTGAATCAAGCAATTTGCGCAAGTTATGGGATGAGTTTCGACGAAATGCAGAAACTTTGCGGATGACGCACGGCAATATCGCACATCTGGAATGAGGTCAACTCGATCAGGCCGCGCTTTTTGAGCGAATATGGATCGACAATCAAGTCCATGGCGCCGCCGAACTGCCCGATCAAAAGATCGTTCCAATTTCCGAAAATCAGGCCATGCTCGTTCGTTCCGACTCCCATGGTGGATTTGACCTGATTCGTTGCCCGGGCAACATAACCGTCCATGTCGCCTTCAAGAATCGGGCCGGTCCAGATTTCAGTCGAGCCATTGACGGCAAACTTGAGCGTTGTTTTTCCCGCCTTGGCCACGCCTGGAGTGGTGAGCCAGCCGAGCTGCCCCAGCAAGGCATTCGCCGCGGCAACACGAGCCTCCATGTTCACCAGGCTCGACCAGTTCAATTTGTTGGCCGGCGTTGCGGTCGAGAAATCTTCGGCCAGGACACCGGACTGACTGTAAATGCCCGTCGGCTGATTGCCGCTGCCGCTGCCGTGAATCGCCGCCAGGTCCCAGGCCAGAGCATGTGATGCCGCGAGCGACGCACGTACCATCGCTTCAACATCGACCGATGATTGAATCAGCAATTGCCGGGTATAGGCCGTATTCGCCATCAAGGTCTTCGGCGTCAGCGTGACCAAATCGGTTCCCACGTCGGACGTGGTTACATCCGAGCCAGGATTTTCGGCCACCCATACCGCCGTTACATCGGCCGTTTGCCGCGGGAATCCGACGGGTGAGGTTAATCCCGTCAGGACCGTCGCGCCCATCTGGACGACGCGGGCCTGATTGCGGAGAATCTCAATCAGCTCGCCGCCATAAACGGTAAACACGACTTCCTTGATTTTGTTCGCGGTCACCGAATCGATGGCGCGGTTCCCGCTCAATGCCACCATCAGAGTATTGACAACGTCCGTCGGCAACGCGGCGGCACGCACCGCTTCAAACGTAGACGATCGAAATGAGGTGGGAACATAAAAACCACCTCGCCTTTGATGTTCCATCGGCATGCGTTTTTCGAGCTCTTCACTGATTTCCGCCTCAAAGGATTTTGTCCGTTTCCCTTCGGCATGGTCTGCCGCGGCCAGCACGGCGCGGGCATAGGAATATGTCTGCACTTCGCGCCTGGTCAATGTCAGGGGTTCAGCGGCCGGCTGTGTCACCGACCTGGTTGCCGTTGCATCCAGAATGATGGTGCGAACCTGATCGAGCGTCAGTTTTTGCTCGATGAATTCGACCACGCGGTCTCCCATGTTGAATTTTTGCGCGAGCCTCACGATTTCAGCGGTCTGATCCACCGCCAGGGCTGCGCTTGCCGTTTGCGTAGGTTGCGGCATAGTTGTTGCTCCTTTCTCGCCCTCGCGAGGCGTTAAACCGCGAACGAGCACCGGATAGCGGCGCTCGTCATGCGAACGGCCGACCCCCGCGGTGGGATCGGCCGGCACAGAAACAATACTGACCTCCATCGGCGTCCATTTCGTCGCCCGATAGGTGGGGTTTGAGCCGGCTGGCTCGGCAACGTCATATTGATTGACCCTATACCCAACCGAGATATTGCGCCGAATGCCATCGGCTATGTCTCGTTCGACTTGCGCGGCTTCGGGATTTTTCGAAAAACGAAGATCGGCACGCAGCTTCTTGTCCGCATCAAGAGACATGCGTTCGACTACGCCAATCTGATTCCATGAATCATGATTCAAGAGAACCGGCATGCCCGAGGCGCGCTCCAAATTCACGGCATCGGAGGAGTGATCCAGAATCTCGGTGCCAAACCAACGGTCGACGGGATATTCCGAGGAAACGGCAACGTTATAGATCGGCGCTGTAGGCATACCACCCTCGGCGCGGGTTTTGGCTGGCTTTGCGGGCTTCCTGGCGCGTGCGTCCGGGTTGCCGCCGCTTTTCTCGCCATCAGGATTGGCGCCATCCTCTTCGTCTTCCTCGTCCTCATCATCGTCAGGGTCTGGGCCAAAGGAATTCACGATGGTGAAGATTGCCGTATGTCCGCGATATTGCAGTGGGAGCTCGTCCGATTCCTTCAACGCCTCAGGCATAAAAGTTCTCCTTACCGTGCCGCGGCAGGCGACGCGGGTTCGTTTTCTTCCTCGTCGTTCTCGGCGTCTTTTTTTTCTTCGTCTTCATCACCATTGTCAGGATGCTTGGGCTGTTTTTCATCAGGCATACAAATTTTCTCCTTTACATCACCGCAGCTTTGGTCTGTGCTGATGGTTCGACTTCTTCTTCCTCCGGCGGCGGTCCCTCGGCCTCGCTCTTCGTGGTTGCCACCGTCGCCGGTTTCGTGAATGGCGCAAGCGGTGGCAGGCCATATTCTTTGTCCAGCTTTTCCTCATTCGCCAGCTGCTCATCGATCGTTTCAGGATCCGTGCCCTCTTCCGCCAGCACGCGGGTCCGCGAGCTCAGCCGCCGGTCGATCGCCGTCACCGATGCGGTCACGTCTTTGAGCGGATCCACCCATTGCCAGCCACGAGGAATGAAGAGTGCCCTTTTGACTTCGGAATCTTTGACGTTCGTAACTGCCAGGGCGCCGGAAAGCCGCGCATAGTCGTGCCACTCGTTGTAAATGGGAATCAAAAACCGCCTGATCCAAAGTTGCTGGTCCGTGCGGTACTGGTCGCGGTCGGTCAGCACGCCGGCGCGAATTGAGGAATAATTGACGCCCTCGAGATCATTGGCCAGCGTGTTGTAACTGCAATTGAGTCCCGAGGCGGCCCACCGTGAACAAGTTTTCATAAAAGGGCCAAAGGCCGCATCTGGATGTTGCGGGTTCCATTCTTTGAACGAAAGACCAGGCTCAAGTTTCTGAAAGGTCCCGGGCGAGGCATCCATCATTTCTGGTATTTCGCATGGGTTATCGAGTGAAGGCGGCATATAGTTCTCATCGATGACCTGCTCGAAAAAACCCATTTTCGCGGCGCCGACGCGGGCCGCCACCAGCTCCGTCTCCACATAGCCGTCCATCATTTTTAGCGAGAACATCGCGGGATTAATCCAGGTCGTGCCCCGCGTCTGATTCGCCCGCTGAGCGCGGAAAATATGGAGGATTTCATCGGCCGGGATTCGTACCCGTTCGCGCGGCACCAGCATGCCCGGATAGCTCGTCCAGACGTAATAGGCCAGCGGGCCGCCCCATTCATCGACCTCAATTCCCATCCGAACTTCATTCATGCTCGTTCCGGCCTTGCCTGGATGGTGAAACTGGTGATCGATCAAATCGGGATCGATCTGCTGCAACGCGAAACGCGATGAATTGCCGGGGAAGCCGCGGATTTTGCGGATGAAAATTTCCCCATCCGTAGCCAGCGAGCGAAACAGCTGCTGGGAAAATTCGGTGAGTGAATAGCGCCGGTCGGCGGTGACGCAGGCCGTCCAATCAAGCCAGGCCGCCTCAATCGCATCATTCACAGGCTTGTAGAGATCACCGGCGGCCGTGTGAACCTGCGCCTGCAACTTGATTCCCGTCGGGCCGATGACATTGGCTGAGAGCAGGGCCAGATATTGACTCACCAAAGGATTATTTCGTGCCAGGTCCCGCGCCCGGGCGCGTAGGAAGGCGAAATCAAACCGCATCTCATCGTCGGGTGAGATATAACGCGCAATCCATTCACTCCAAAATCGTGATGGCTCGGCACCCTTAAAGACGGAACGCTTCTCCGGAGCCCCGCCGACAACGCGGCGCCAGATACGCTGTAGCAGATTCGGGCGTGCATTTTTCACGATGGCCATACCGGTGGAACGTGGTCCGGCTCCGGAAAATAAACTTTGACCGACTCGCCGATTCCCGTCGGCGGATTGAGCTCGCGATAAACGAGATATCGATACGTGCCGACCATTTTGGCGACCTGAGCAACCGGCATTCTGGCAATGGAGCGGCCGGCAATCGAGTAGGACTCGGCGTCCTGCGTAATGCGGCCTTCAAGGCGCGCCAGCAGTGCATCAAGAATTTTTTGGTTGGAACTCTTCGTCTGCCCAGGCGCAAGGCTGGCAATGTTCGGGTTGACCTGGACGGCGCCCGAAGAGAGATCCCGTACCTCGCCCGTAAGCTGATTCGTCAATCGTTCGACATAGCGATATATGACGGGCTTCGCCGTGGCATTGAGCGATGAAGTGTCCGATGCCTCAACGCGAATGCGGAATGTCACATTGTCCGCGTCAGGAACGGCATCAGTCGAAAGCACACGATCACCGGCCAGCCAATATGTCAGCTTCCAGTCTGGTGCCGGAAAATCTTTGAGCACGCGATGATAGGTCACGGTGACGCCGGCCTCGAATCTTTCCGGAGGGCATTCACAATCCGTACAGACGCCGGGAGTTGAGCAGAGCGGACTGAAGGGGGAAAGATTATCGAGTGGCACAGAGGACTTGATACACCTAATTGCACCATGAACGCAACTGGTAGGGGTTGAAATGCCAGTACCCCTAGATTTTGAGGTCATGTGCGACAGCGGATTTTGGTAGCCTTGCAGGCTTTTCCTTTTTTTATGAGGCCGCCAACAGTGCTGGGAGGAAAAAAGCCGGATGGCAAAAGCAAGAAAGATCATCATTGAAGTGAGCGAGATCGTTTACAACCTTCTCGAAACTCTGACAAAGGGGCAACTAGGGCCTAAGTCAGTTGAAGGAGTTATCGGCGAATTAATCGATCATGCACAGCAAGGTATCTATCGTCCTGGTGCATGGGAGAGAGAATGGTTGACGCAAGCTTTTGGCGCGGACTGGATAGAACACTTGGAACCTGGTGATCCTTATAACGGAGGCGAAGGATGCGATGCAATTTTCCAACGCCCGAAGGCTAAATTCTGATGAGCGCCCCTGGGCTATTTTGGATGAACGAAACCTCCGGCGTTCTGCGGCCGGTGGTCGAAGCCTATTTGAACGGCTTCGTATTGAGTTTAGAAGAAAGCGCAAAAACTAAACTGGTTACCGAAATCAAGGCAAGGAGAAATGGGATGTTTCTCTGTTTATTGGTTAGTCTAGTACTACAAGCAGCAGCTCAACCTCAACCCAACCCAACCCAACCGCCGCCATCCGATCTGCGCCATCAGATTCATAGCAAGAAAGCACAGCATCTGGGCGTACCTGGGATGATTCAGAATGATCTGAAGACGCGTTCTGGCGACATCGAGCTACCATGGCTTTTCAGCGCGCCCATGTATGTAGTTTTACTCGACGACCCACAGGGCAATATGGTGAATATGGCCTGTGTAAATGATCTGGCCGTATTGGGCAAAATCGAGAGTGGTGAATCTCACCCTACTGCCGATCAAAGCTATATTTATACCGACTGGACTCTCACGGTCGAAGAGGTCATCAAGGACAACCCGAAGTCCCCTGTCCTGCCGAAGCAAAATATTGTCTTCGTTCGTCCCGGTGGGACCATCAAGATCGACGGCCGTCGCATTCACGCTCGTACTTGGGGCGGATTGGAGTTTCATAATGGCGCAGAAGTGTTGCTCTATTTGAAATACCTGCCGGAAACGGGAACCTATTCCCTCAATGATGATGGCTTTGTGTTCACCGACTCAAAGAGCTTTGATCTCGACACAGCAAAGCATGGTGGGCAGTTCGATACCATGACAAAAAATGATGTGCTTGATATCGCCCGGAAAACATCCGCGGCAACCTGCGTCCAACGGGGAGGACAGCAATGAAGGGGCTCCTCCTCCTACTTACTCTAGCTCCGTGCTCTTTGATGATCGGCCAGTGCCCAACGGCCGTATATCAACCGGGCCAAAGGGTAATTCCACAGAACTCCACCGTTTTCATTGGTGTTGATTATAGTGGTACAGGGACAACTGTAGGCGGAATCGGCATTACGCCTGATCCCAGTAACCCTGCTCCTAAATTCACCTTGGGTGCTCCATCTGCAAATGGGGTTAACGCCGGCGTGAATTTCGTCAGCGGCGCAGCGAATTGGAACCAGCAGGACACGGGTTCCGGTGTTGTCTTCACAGGCGGTACGGCACAATGGACGATGAACGGGATTGTGAGCACGGCGTGGCCCAAGGCAACCGTGACCTATCACGATACGCTTGGCAATCCCCACACACAGATCATCGATGTTACGACCGATCCCACGTCGGCTACCGCAGCCGCTATTAGTCAAGTGCTGCTGGATTACGATGCAAACGGGAAACGCAACGACACAACATCGGCTGGCTTCGTCACACTGATTAACACCAATGGAAGCCTAGTAGTTGCGGGAAACACCATTCCCTTTTTCAACCCTACCGGAGCAAACTTTGATGGTGCGCTTATGGAGTTGGGCGGGCATGAAACTGGCCATCAGTTGGGGCTAGGAGACCAACCAACTGCTGTTGCCGGGGACATCATGTCAAAGTGGAATACAACCGTATCGAACCCCACAGGAATCACCAATAATCAGGATGGGCACGCCGGTCAATTCCCTTCCCAATGCGACGCGCTCGAAATAAAAAACAATCCCAATAGCCCCTACCAACCGCCGCCACCACCGCCAGACCCGCCAACAGACAACTGCCAAGTTAACGGTTGCACTTGCGGCGGAACGTGCGAAAAGGATGGTACCTGTACCTATACGTTCGATTGCAGCCCGATCCTGATTGCCGTCGGTGAAAGTGCCGACATCCGATTGACTTCGCCTGACACCGGAGTGTATTTCGATCTAGAGGCAACCGGCAAGAAGCAGTGGACAGCCTGGACCCAGAAAGATGAACAGGTGGCTTTCCTTGTGCGGGATGTCAACCATAATGGCATCATCGACAATGGATCGGAGCTGTTCGGTAATCACACCCTCCTGCCCAATGGAGTTGTATCGCCTAATGGCTTTGCCGCGCTAGCCGCTTATGACCGTCCCGAAAACGGCGGGAACGGAGATGGCGTGATCGATGCGAAAGATGCAATCTGGCCCGAATTGATGCTGTGGATCGACTCGAATCACAACGGCCTCTCCGAAGGCAACGAGCTGTATCATCTCGATGATTTCGGGTTGACGCAGATTTCATTGGATTACAAGATGACCAACCGTACGGATGAGTTCGGCAACGTATTCCGTTTCAAATCACCCTGCCAGTTAGCAGGCAAAGTACGCTTCGGGTATGACGTGTTTTTCTCGGCTCGTCCTCCTCGTAAGCAGTAAGTAAATGCTTGCTGAGCGCTTGAAGAAAGCGCTCAGCATCGTAAAACGCCCGAAGGCTAAACTCTGATGAACGTGCCCGGCTACTGGATGAACGAAACCTCCGGCGTTCTGCGGCCGGTCGTCGAAGCATATTTGAAGGGCGGAAATTTGAATCCCGAGCAGATCGTCACGATGCGCGCCTATTTACGTCAATGGATCATGGCTCCGGCCTGGCGCGGCGTCGAGAACTTGCGCCGCAGTGTCGATAATATTCGAACTCAAGCGGACCTGGATCATTGGCTAGATCGTGCATTGAACGAAGGCATCGATCCATTCTGAGGCTTTTCCTATGCGCCTTGCAGTTCGCGGATACATTGACGGCAGACAGGTTTTCGAGGACTTCATAGATGGCAACGATGCTGATATCGACAGGATCGCAACGGCCCAGATGGAACGGCTCGTTAAGAGTGGGAAGCCGCATATGGTGGAAATTGAATTTCTCGATGAACCAGACCCGTTGACGCGATTTTTTCGCTTCGGCTCCGACCCGAGGTACATGCGCGAACCGATTGTCGTTCGCCCCGGATGGCATGAAAAACCCGGGCAGAATTAGCCCTCTTGCAATGACTCTACGCTGAGTGCTGATAAGCCAGCCAAAGCGACTGGCCGGTGGTGAGGAAATTCAGCAACAAGTGTCAATGTGCCGCCCATAGCTTCGATATAGCTGCGTAGCGTCGAAATAAGTAGATCACTGCGCTTTTCCAGTCGTGAGACCTGGTCCTGGCCCATGTTTAAAGTCTCTCCGATGCGTTCTTGCGTGAGTTTATGAGCTCGCCGCAATTCGCGCAGGGACATTTCTTCTGCAATCAGTTCGGCCGCGCGGCGTTCAATCTTCTTGCGACGCGCAGGGCTCACTTTCTTCATCATCTGTTCATAGCTCTTGGGTTCATAGTTCTTCGGCATGATTCATCTATTTCCTTTTTTCTTTTGTGTTTTTTCCCGTTCCTGTTTCACCCAAGCCAAATGCGCGTCAAAACGAGCATCAGCTTTCTCAAGCAATTGACGATAGAAACGACTTTCACTGCCGCCGGATTTATCGCCACCGACCAGGAGAATCGCTTTTCGATCAGGATCAAAGGCAAAAGCCACCCGCCATGCTCCGTTATCAGCTTCGAAGCGCAATTCCTTCATGTTGGCATGCCGTGATCCCTTGAGTGTGTCGACGCGAGGCCGCCCGAGTTGTGGGCCGCATTTTTTCAGCAGTCCGGCAAGGGCTAAGATTTCTTCTTGAACGCTTTGAGACAAGAGATCGAATTCATCTGCAAAATCTGGATGAAAAAGAATGTCCCAAATCATTGAACTAAATTATGTACTGGGATACATTATGTTGTCAAGTACATAATCTGGCGATATTCACGAAGGCCAGCCAAATCTAGGGCCTTTCCTGATTACCAGCGGCAAGAGTACATCGGTACTGTTTCCTAGAAACGCGCTCTCGGTGAATACTGTTATGAACGGAGGTTTTTTACATTTTCCATGAAAGCAGTATCCCTATTCCTGGCGTTGGCTCTGGCCACGCCGATGATTACCGCGGCGAAAGAGAAGAAAGAAAAGCCGCAAGATGCACGCACCACCATCGCCGCCAGTCCCGAGGCCATCAAAGCGTATTTTTTGCGCTTGTTCGTGCCCTACGGTTATTCCATCGATTCCGATACCACGGCGCAGCTACAAGTCTCCCGCCCGATGACATGGACTGAAACGATGCGATGGGAAACGGATAACTGGATTACCGGAAATCCCTCGCAATGTCGACGTTCACATACGCTTCTTTTCCTGCCCGGCGCAAATGGCACTGATGTCACGATGCGGTGGGAAACCATTTGTCAGCAGCCGCGCGGTGGGGTTTTCCGCGTCGTGAATTCACAAAAGAAAGAAATTGAGCATTTGTCTAAGGATCTCGGCACGGCCAAGGAATCGCTCGAATCGCAAAAGTCCGGTCAGGAAGCCACTCAATAATTTCCGATCCAGCCACCGCCGCGGCCGCCGCCACTCATCCATGAAGGACGCCGCGGTGGTACCGTCCTTGGTGCAGGAGTTCCACTTGGTGGCGGTGAGCCCGGTGGTGGCCCCTCCGGAGGTCGGTTCGCCTCATCGACCAGCTTTTGCAGTAAGGCATTCAATTGGGGTTGCTTCCCCAGGCGATACAGGCCGGCGAGAGAATAGACTTCCAGGTCCAGGCCTTCATTCCTTTCCCGCAATTTCACATACTCGCGCACTGCGCCAACGCCCTTTTTATATTTTCTGACGGCTTTTTCTGAGGTCAGCTGCGCCAGGTATTCTTCGTCGACCAGCAACGTTGAAATGTGAATATAGCCAGGCCCCGGCATTTTTGAATTAAGGCGAGCAAAGATCGTGTCCTTGGCCGTGTCCACGCCGATCGGGTAGAGATGCACCTTGTAACGATTCTTATTCGATGGGCGCCCAAGAATTTCACGGCCCGTGCCGGCGATTCCCTTAAGAGCGTTGACGTGTTGCACGGCCGCGCCGATGCGCCTGGTCTCTCGCGGTTTTACGAATCTGTAAACATGCTCCGTGTGCAAACCGCCCGAGTCAATCATCACGTATCGGATGTGCATTGACCGGCCGCTGGCATGAGTAAACGTGCTTTGCAGAAAAGCATCCAGCTCGAACCATGTTGTTTCCTTGGCGGGATCGCCCTGCACGGCATGCAACGCGATAAGCCAGGACTCCTCGCCGACGCCCCATCCCTTGACGGCGCATTCCAGACGATCGCCCTGCACGTCAACTGCGCACGTCAGAATGCCGGCGCCGGCCGGCACCTCGGCGTCATAAGTCTCAAGGCGGCCACGAAGCCCGCCGAGCTCAATCGCATCGCCCTGTTCTTCCCAATCTTCCGCAAGAATGGTATTCACGAAAGCCTTCAGCTTTGCCGGATCCTGTTTCGCTTTTAGAAACTGGTCGACGCAATAAGCCCATGTAGTACGCCAGCCCAGCGGGGCATACATCCCAGGCAGATGAAAGCCGGCCTTTCGTGCGTCACCAGTTGCCATAGGACGCCATTCGGCGCCGCCCTTGATGTCATCGAACAGAATAGTTTTATGGTGTTCCTCAATCAGGCCTTTGCAGGCAACACAAAAAAGTCGAGCCGTCCGCGGTTCATTATCGTGCCAGCGGATTCGCTCCCAACGAATGAAGTCCTTGAACCCGCAGTAAATGCAGGCAATGTAATAGTGCTGCTGGTCGGTATGCTCAAACTCTTCGGTAATGCGGGAGAGTCCTTTAATCGTCGGCGT